GCGGTCGTGCCGTTGAGCGTGCGCGTCTCGGTCATCGCCTGCCCGTACATGTCGGTGCCGGTGACGGTCACGGTCTGCGTCGTGTCGCCAGCGCTCGACGACGCGAAGCGCAGGCAGCGCCCGGTGCGGTCGAGCGTGACGGACGACGCGGTCATCGTCACCGAACCGGCGGCGGCGACCGCCTGCGCGTTCACGATGGACGTGTTCGACGCGGTCGCGGGCACGAGGTCGAAGATGTAGACGCGGCCGAGAGGGCCGACGCCGAGATCCATCGGAGACGGCTCCGAGTACGCGCTGCCATCGGGATTGGTCTGGACCGGGCCAGCGCCGCCCGCGTAGGCGGTGCCGAGGAAGAGGTCGTCGCTGAACTGGGGCATTGGGGCTTCTCCTTGAAGAGCTTGCCGGGTTGTCGAAGAGGTAACCCCCGGCGCGCCATGAAACGCGCCGGGGGCAGTCGAGGCTCAGAGACCGGCGGTGCCGTAGAGGCAGCGCGGATCCGTCCAGCCCACGTCGTAGCGCTCGGTGGCCTTGTAGCGCATGGAGTCGGTCTCGAAGTCGCCCTCCATGCTCTTCTCCATCGAGCGGCGCGTGAGAACCTTCAGGCCCTCGGGCGCATCGGTGTTGATCCACCACGCCGTGGTGGAGGTGATGCGCGAGAGGTTCTTCTGGCCCTCGGACAGCAGCCCCATCGAGTTGACGGGGTTGATGTCGTTGTTCGCCGTGCCCGTGCGGAGGACGCTCTTGAGGAGCACTTCCGCCTGAAACACGTTCGAGGGAGAGACGACGAGCGACTTCGGCTGGAGCCGGATGCGCTTGCCGTTGTTGTCCACCGCATTGCGGATCTGGATGAGCATCTGCTCCAGCGAGGTCTGCGACAGGTTCGCTGCCGTGGAGAGCTGGTTGGAGAAGGTGCCGCTCGTGATCGGATGCGAGGTGTTGATCAGCGACACGCCGTCGCCGCCGACGTAGCTGCCGTTGAAGGCGCGGTTCAGGATGTTCGCGCAGACCGTCTCCTTCGTCTCGATCAGCGACTGCGCGAGGTGCTTCGCGTAGGTCTGGCCGATGCGGATGTGGTCACCGTCCTCGACGAGCACCTTGGTCAGTGCGAAGGCGAGGCCGTAGACCTTGTAGACGTAGCGCTTGATGAACAGCACGCCACCCGACTGGTAGGTGACCGCCGTGCCATCCGGCAGCTCCGGCGCAGCGCCGAAGCCGTAGAGCACCGGCTCCTCGTGGTACTGGCGCGGGGTGCCCTTGCTCTCCTTGAACACGCCCTTCCACTCGTCGGCGCGCTGATCGTACACGCCGTCGAAGGACTGCGAGATGATCGGCTCGACGATGGAGCGGAAGTCGGTTGCCCTCATGGGGACTGCCATTGGAGTTCTCCTTCTTTCCTATGGCTCGCCTTAGAAGGCGACCTTGTTGGAGACATACTGGCTGCGCGCGATCTGGACCCGAAGGACCGTGTACGCATCGCCCCAGTCGTTATCGACGCCATACCCCTTGTCGAGGATGCGCCACTGGCCCTGATTGGTCGCGCCCACCAGAGACGACGCGATGGTGGCCTGCGAGAGGCCAGTCGTCGTCGAACCGTTGGTGAAGTTCGTGATGTTCGCCTGATCGCCGATGGCGGTCTGGGCGACCGAACCGTCCGCCTGCGCCTCGTAGATGATCGTCGGATCATCGTAGAAGTAGGCGATGAGCGAGCCGGTGTCGTAGGTCGTGCTCGCGGGCCAGAAGTTCGAGACCACTCGACGCCCGCCGCCGGTCGGCGTGTACTCGACGCCAGCGAACACGCCGACGAAGTCCACGCTGTTGGTGGTGACGGGGTTGAGCAGGCCCGAGGTCGTGAGCAGGACCGGCTGGTTCTGGAGGATGGTGGTGCCGTAACCGCTCGAAATGCCACCGGCCAGTGCCCTCGGGCGGATCACGCCGGAGGGATGGAAGACCGGACGGAAACCGAACGGAGCGTTCGTTGCGGACATCGCAATGTCCCTTTCTGTCTTCGAGGTTGAGGATCAGTCCTCGTCCGCGAACGTCGGGACGGGGACGGGTTTCCGCAGTTCCGAAATGCCGGATCCCTCGATCACGTCTGCACCCATGCCACGCGCTTGCTCGCGGATCGCGTCGGCAGTGGAGGTGAGCTTCTCGGCCTCCGAGAGCGGCGCGTTGTGATGCACCTCCAGCATGTACTTCTCGTACAGCGCCAGAGGGATCTTGAACGCGAGCATCTCGTTGACGCCGATGCAGCCCGCCCACTCGCCGGTCTTCATCGACGCATACTCCCAGCCGGGAACATCTTCCGGCTTCACGGGCGTGTAGCCCAGTCGGATGCGCGAATGGATCGAGTCGCGAGGGTTGGTCGTGGTCAGCCAGCAGAGGTGATAGCCCGGGATCTTCGGAAGATCGGGGAGTGCGGCTTGGATGAACTGGCTGCGAAAAGCCTCCAGACGTTCGTCGTCCGAGATCTCGCGCCGCTCCGTGACCGAGCGATCTTGCATCGCCCTGTTGGTGCGCGCGGGGTCAACGCTCTTCTTGAGCCGGTCGTCCTGATTGGTCGTCATCATGGCGCGCTCCTTCAGCGTGCGGGGGTGTTGCTGCGGTCGAACTCAGCGTAGCGACGCAGCGCGTCGCGCCTGAGCTTCGGGTCGTCCCATACGCCCGCCTCCATCATCGCCTGCTTGCGCTCGGCGGAGACGTAGACCTCGCGGCGCGTGGACGCCGGGGCGTGGTCGCCACGACCGCCCACCGGGGGGCCGCCGCGACGCTGGGTCTTGCGCTCGGGAGGAGCGTCGTCCTCCTCGGCGTTGAAACGATGAGGCAGTCGCTTCGAGGCGCGCTTCTCCAGCTCGTTCCAGTACTCGGTCGAGGCAGGGTCGTAGCCCTCCTTCGCGAGCCGGTCGTCGATGGCGAGCATGATCGCGCTGTCTTCGTTGCCGCCCTGCGGGTCGTACCAGCCGCGATTGCGCTCGATGAACTCCTTCGCGCGCATCTCGACCAGCGGGTCGATCTTCTGCTCCTGCGGCCGCTGCGCGCGCTCGGCGATGGCGCGACGCTGGGCGTCGAGCTGCTGCGCCTCGTTCATCGCGCGGTCGCGCAGGCGGATGGCGTCGCGCGCCACCTCGCCGTTGCCGGTCTCGACGGCCTTCGCGAGCGCCTCCTCGGCCTGCCGCGCGCGATACACGGCCTCGTGGAGCCGCTGGTCGATCATCTGCGCCGACTGGCCGAGCTGGCCGTTCTCCAGCGACGCCAGTCGCTGCGCCAGCTCTTGGTTCTGCCGACGCAGCGCCGCCAGCTCGGCCGCGCTGCGCTCGCGCGCCTCGCGCTGCGCCGCCTTGCGGTGCTTCTTCTCCTCGCGCCGACGTGCGCGGATCGCCTCGCGATCCTCGCCGTCCTCGTCGTCGTCGTCCTCGCGCTGGTCTGCGGCGAGGCGCTCGTCGCCGTCGTCCGCGTCCTCGGCGGCCTTCTCTTCCTTCGCGGCGGCCTTCTTCTCGCCCTCCTCCTCGTCGTCGAGGGGCATCATCTCGCCAGCCTGCTTGGGATCCTCTTCGTCCAGTGTCTCGCGTGCCATGTCTCGCTCCTTCAGCAAGATCAGATGAAGGCCTTCACGGCGAGCGGATCGCCCGTGAACCGGCCCACGATGTCGAGGTCGTTGAACACGACGAACAGCGCCTTCCCGGCGTCGCCCATCGGCACTTCCCAGCGGTCGCCGCCGTACTTCGGCACGCGCACGAACTCGCCCGGGTCGCACCAGATGCCCTCGGCCCACGGCTGCATCGTCTCGCGATTGCAGAACGCAAGCGGGCCGACCGCGCGCACGAGCGCGACCTGAGTGTTCCACTTCTCGGTGTCCTGCGTGTCCTCCGGCAGGATCAGGCCCGACTTCGTCTTCTTCATCGGGTTGCGGATCTGCACCACGACGCGCGAGCCGTATGGCTCGAACATCGGGTTCACGTCGGGGAAGGCGAAGTCGTGGTCGCCATTCCATGCGAAGCCCACCCCGGGGCGTTGCTTCGCGTCGGCGACACTCGCCGACAGGGTTCGCGCAACACGCGCGACAGTCTTCAGCGCAGCCGTCACAGCTCGCTCTCCTTTCTGTCGATGTCCTTGAGAACCGCGTCGATCACATTCAGTGCCTGCTGCAAACCGGAGTAGATGCCGCATACCCGTCCGTACTCGAACGAGTCGCGTCCTGCGGGGGCTTGCAGCGCGCCATGAGCAGCTCTCGCTTGCTCGGCTTTCAGCGCACTTATGATCCGCTCGATCATGTTACCGCCGTGGTAACCTGTTCAGCAAGAGGCTTTCTTGCCGCCCTTCGCCGAGCCGCCCTTCGCCATCGCGGCGGGCTTCTTGCCCATCGCCATCTGCTTGTGCTGGGAGATCGGTCCCTTGCTCTTCGCCGCCATGTCGCTTCTCCTTCAGTACGCTGGGATGTTCAGGGCATTGCGCTCCGGCGCGACCATCGCGCCGAGCTTGCCCTCGTCGAGCTTGTGGTCGCCGCACCAGTCCGCCTCGAAGACGGCGGGGAAGCCGTTCATCGTCGGGGCGTGCTTGCGGCATCGTCCGAGGCTGCCGTTCTGGTCGAGGCGTGCCGGGTTCGCTTCCTTCAGGAGGAACCACATGCACGTCTCGCACCTCAGACCGGCGGCTCGGTGCTTCCAAGGGTCGCCGGACACGGGTCAGCCCTCGCGCTTCTCGTTGGCCCTCGGGGCGGTCTGCTCGTTGAGCTGCATCCCGATGGTCGTGAAGACCGGGGCCACGTCGGAATAGGGCAGACGCCCCAGTGCGTGGATGATGACGTTCACATGCGCTTCGCTCAGTCTCAGAACGAAATCCATCGTCCTTCTCCTCTCACGGTGATGGGTTGATGCCGGTGCCGGTCGAAACCGCCACCCTTTCTCCGCTGACGATCTCCAGAGCTGCGAGGTCGCGTGCGGTCTGGTTGTCGGCATCGTTCATGCCGACGCGCGCATCGACCTCGAAGGTCGAGCGCTGGTTCTCCTGATCCTGCTTGAACTGCTCGGCCTGCATCTTGGCCGCGCGGTCCTTCTCGCGGTCGGCGATGCGCGCCGCGTCGAGCTGCGCCTTCGCCTGATCGGCCTGCGCCTTGCGCGCAGTCTCGGCCTGCGAAGCCTGCGCCGCGAGGATGGTCGGATCCTGCGGCATCTGCGGCTGCATCGACTGGATGTACTGCATCGCCTGCGCGATGATCGGAGGAAGACCCGCGAGAGCCTGCTGGCCTTCGGCGATGACGCGCGACGACGCGGTCGCGAGCAGGATGTCCATCTCGCGCGACACGTCGTCGTCCTTGTCCATCAGCTCCGAGATGTCGGTGCCGGTTGCCGCACTGGTAACCTCGAAGACATGGCTCGCATACCAGAGCGTGACGTGATCCTTGATGTGTTCGAGGATCGCCGGGACGAAGCGCGGAGCGATGATCGGGCTGCCGCCGAAGACCGGCGACTGCATGAAGTCGAGATGCACCTGTATGTGCGCGAGGTGCTCCTGCTCGGGGAACGCGACCACCGGCCGCCCCATCGTCGCGGCGACGTTCTCGTTCACCGCGTTCATCTTCTTCGGCTCCTGCTTGTCCAGCAGGAGCTTCTCGCTCTCGGGGATCTTCAGCCGACGCAGCAGCAGCTCCTCGACCTTGCGGATGTCGTAGAGCTGCGGCAGCGCCGCCGCGCGCGCGACCACGGCTTGGATCTGCGCGAAGCGCTGCGTCTCGGAGAAGATGTTCGGATCGGAGACCGGGATCACGTCCACCGGCCCCTCGTAGTCGGCGCGCCGCACGATCAGCTCGCCGTCCTCCTCCACCAGCACCTTCTCGTCGAGGTACATGCGGTTGAGGCGATGCAGCACTTCGAGCGTGCGCTGCATGGCGACGTGCAGGCGCGAGTGGATCGCGGAGAACACCGTCATGCCCTGCTCGATCAGGGCGAGCGTGGTGCCGACCGGCATGTTGGGGTTCGCGCCGTCTGACAGGTTCTCGAACGTCGTCCGCACGACGCCGCGACCCGACTCCAGCAGGAAGCCGAGCAGCTTGAACAGCACCTCGCTCGGCGGGTTGAACGGGACTGGCATGGCGAGCTTGCGAACGTCATCCACGTTCAGGCCGCCCTCGATCTCCGTCACGCCGGTCGCGGTGAGGTTCAGCGACTGGCCGCCAGCCGTGCCGCCCTTCAGCTTCAGCAGCGTCGGGAAGTTCTGGATGTGGGCGCTGTCGAGCAGCGCGCGCAGCGCGCCGGTAGCGGCACCGGAGAGGCCGCCGATCATGTGCGGCAGCCCGATGGGGTACGCCCCGCGCCACGGGACGAACGGCCACTCGACGATGTGCGTCAGCTCCTCGCGCAGCTCGTCTTCCTCGTCCCAGTTGCGATACACCGACAGGACATCCTCGGTCGCCTTGTCGATGGTGATGATGTACGGGCACGGCGCGCCGTCGTCGTTGTCCTCGATGTCGAGGTGCGCGTAGATCTCGAAGATCGTGCGAAGCCCGTCGCTGTTGTAGGGATCCGCCTCGCGGCCCTCGATCTTGTCGTTCGCCGCCTGCGACTTCGACTCCTCGGGCAACGGCGGGTCGGGCGGGAGATCCACGTCGCGATACATGCCCGCGCGCACGCGGCTCTCGTACTCCTGCCGCGTGATGTACTGGACGTGCGTCTTGCGCTCGGCCGAGTAGAAGCTCGTCGCGGCGAAGGGGATGTACACGTCGTCGATGGGGACGAAGAGCGTGGTCGGGCGCTTGCGCCGCTTGTCCCAGAACAGCTTCAGGTACTGGCCGCCGCCCAGCGGGAGCTGCGTCAGGAGCTGCTCCAGCTCCGGCCGGAACTCCTTCATGGAGACCGTGAGCTGGCGGTTCATGTGCTTGGTCTTGCGCTGCGCCTTGTCGAGCTTCTCCTGCGTGACCTCGCCGGGGATGAAGTCCTTCACCGGCCCGGGCGGCGGGAACAGCTCCTTCATCGCGCGCGCGGCGAAGTCCACGCAGGCCTCGGTCAGCATCGGATGCACGACGCGGCTCGCGCCCTCGAACTGCGCGCCGCCGGGCGCATCGTCGCCCAGCCCCGTGCGGCGCAGGCCCTCCTCGTACTGCTCGTCGCGCTTCTTGCGCGCCTGCTTGTCGCGCTCGACGTGCTCCAGCAGCGACGTGGAGGCCTCGCGCAGGACCGTGGGATCGAGCACCTCGACGAGGTTGTCGTAGAACTCCCCCTCGCCCTCTCCCGGGCCGTCGTCGAGCGTGACGATTGCGCCGCCGTCGTCCGTGTCGCGGATCTCGGCGTCGTCTTCGATCTCGAAGCTCTCGTCCTGTTCGGCCATTGTCGTCCTCGAAAGTTGCCGGAATGGTATCCGCGTTTACATGCCGACGCAAATCAGGAGATCTGGCCCGCGTCCACGGCGGCCTCGGCGGCGTTCCCAAGCCCCGCCGCTGCTGCTGCTGCTGCTGCCGCCGCGTCTGCCTCGGGATCGCCAGTTCCCGGTCCAGAGGCCCCGCCACGAGACGGGGCTGTCCCCGCGATGGCGTTGTCCACGAACGAGTAGTCGATGGGGGTTCCCAGCGTCCCGAAGCTGAGATTGTTCGCGATGCCGGACATCACTTGCGATGCGGTCAGGCCGGGGAAGGCGTAGCCGGGGTTCGCCGCTCGCGCCGCATCGAGAGCTGCGTCGTACTCGCGAGCGTCGAGCGCGGTTCCAAGCGCCGTGCCTGCGAGGCCGAGGCCGGGGATCCCGGTGAACATGGATCCGAGCTGCCCCACGACGCCGAGCGCTCGTCCCGCGTTCATGCCGGGGGCGGAGACGCTGCGCGTGTCCACGGTGGCTTGACCTGCTCCTCCCGGCGTCCCGGCGCTGCCCGGCGTGAAGCTCGACAGGCCAGAGGCGATGGCGGTGTCGGCCTGCTGCTGCGGCGTAGGCCACGAGTACATCATCGCCGGAGACGACGCGCGCCAGCCATCGCTCATCGCCTGCGGCCTCATGCCGTAGGTCAGCATGTCGTCGCTCACCGCGCCGCCCTCGGCGTAGCGGCTCACGATCTCGATGGGCGCGTCGTCGAACATGACGATGTTGTGGGTGCCCTTTCTTGCGTCGCGAGATCCTTCGTCCAAATACCGGATGCCGGGAATGCCTGCCTCGTTGAACATGCGCGAAGTTTCGCGAGAGCGGGAGCCTCTTTCTACTCCTCCAAGACGACGCATGATGTCGCTGCCGTCAGGCATCGACCTTCCCGCCCTCTGATTCGAGTACGCCCAGTTCTCCAACATGCGGCGGGTGTCAGGCGATACACGGTCGAAATGAGCAGCGAATTGCTCAAAGTCATCCGCCGACTTGAACGGCACGTCCCAGTTGAGCAGCCGCTCCTGCGGCACATGCAAGTTCACTTCGTAAAAGTAACCACGGTGCGGACTCAATCCGCTCTCGATGAGACTGATCGCCCTGTCGTTCAGAGGCTTTTCTCCAAGCGTATCGCTTTTCAAGGCTTGAATTGCGGCATCGCGATCTTGGTAATACTTGAGCGCATCTCTTGCTATTTCCTCTTCCATCGACTGAGGAGATAGAAAAGAAAGATTGTCCCTGTATTCTGTCGCAATCTTCGGGTTCTCCGCGAAGTACAGCCCGTGACCGTAAGCCTGAGCGCCTTCGCCGGTCCCGATCTTGCCCATGTCGAACTCGTCGAACTTGTGCGGCGAGCCGTGATAGGCGCGCAGCGGTGACTGGACACGCACGAGCGAACCGCGTCGGAAGCGCGCGAGGCCGCCCTCATCGACTTCACCGCCATCGGCGTAGCCCCAGCGCTGCCTGACGACATCGTCGAACGACTTCAGGATCTCGTCCGTCGCGCCCGGGGTCGTGAAGGGCTTGCCGTCCACGGTCCAGAGCGTCGTGTTCGGATCGAACTGCGTCCAGACCTTGCCGCGCCCGACGCGATCCAGAAGGCGCTCCGTCAGGATCGGCGAGAGGTTGTTCGCGAGCACGAGCTGGTTCGCGCGTGTCTCGAACGCGGGATCGGCGAGCTGCGCGCGCCGGAAGAAGTCGGGGTCGTTCGCCAGATCCCAGTTGATCTGCTGCTTCAAGCCGAAGCGATGCGCCGACTTCGCAAGGTCCGGCCGCGTGAAGATGAGCGAGCGCGACGAAGTGTCGGGGAACGTCCCCTCGATCCCGTGCAAGTTCGCGTGGCCGCCGATGTCGCGGCCGATGAACGACGACATGTCGAAGTCTGGGTTCGACGGGATCGCGGCCGTGTTCGGGTGCGTGTGCATCGTGACGCCGAAGCCGTGCGGGCCGGGGGCGTGATACGGATCGACATGCAGCGCGGACGGGTGCTGGAGCATCGTGCCTGCGTTGGGGCGCGGCTTGATCAGGTCGATCTCGTGCGGGCCGCCGGACAACACGTTGCTCGCGAACACCGGGACGTTGCGCGGGTCGCTCGCGACAGAGAGCGCGACCGGATCGGGCGCGGAGAAGAAGCCGTGCTCGATGTTCTTGTTGATCGTGTCCTGCGCCGCGCTCGACCATGTGTGCTTGGTGCCGGGGATCGAGTAGTCGATGGCGTCGAACACCTCGCTGATGTCGCTCGGCAGCGGGACGTTCCTGATGTCTCTCTCGGTGGACGCGCGTTCGAGGTTCTCCGCGACCTTCTTCGCCTCCTGACGCGAGAGCTGCCCGCCCGGGCGGACCTTGCCGCCGCGTTGGTATCCCTCCATGCCGAGCGAGGCGTAGATCTTCGCCATCACGCTCTCGGGCGCGGTGTTGGGATCGATCACGATCCCCGCGTCCTCCGGCTGGTCCGCGATCTCCTGATCGCGCATGAGCGCGTTCTCGTCTTGCAGCTCGCGCATCATGCGCTGGAGCACGGCATCGTCGTCTTCGACCGAGCCGCCTTCGGCGTACCTGAAGTCGCCCTTGCTGCCATACGTCACGTCGCGGCCGACGACGAGAGGACCGACCTGCACGACCTCGTCGGCGCGCGTGACGGGCTGCATCGTCTCGCGGTCGTAGAAGTAACCGTGGCGCTCGGGATCCATCCCGATCTGGCGCCAGCGCTGCGGCTCTTCGAGCGCCTGCATCATGCGCGCAAGCGCCTCGTCGTCGCTCATCGGGTTCCACTCACCGCGCATCACCGCGAATGGAGCCTTCGGTCCGCCTGCGGCGACATCGAGCGCCTTGCCCTCCGGCACGATCATGCCGACGTTGCGCGCGGACGACGTGGACGAATACGCGGTCGGCTGCTTCGTTTGCGGACGATGCACCGAGTTCACCCATGCGCCGCTGCGCGTGTACGCAGGGATGTCGAGCCGCAGCTCGGCGCGCTCGCCAGCGGGGATGTCTGCCGTCGCGCCGTACTGGGCGCGCTTCGTCTCGGAGAGCGCGGCGAGCGCATCATCGCGCGATGTCGGCATGGGCGCGCTCTCATACGGCTTCACCGGCTTGTAGCGGTTCACGAGCGCGTCGTACTCCTCGCGCGTGAGCGTGCCTTCGCGCAGCCTCTGCGCCGCATCGGTGAGCTGCGGCACGCGCGCCGTCACGTCTGCGTGGGACATGTCGATCCGAGATCCCGCCTGCGAGAGCGGGCCGCTCGTGCGGCGAAGGGAGCGCTGGGACATGTCGATCTCACGCTGCGTAGGGGTTGAGCTTCGGCTTCGGCGGCGGCGCTGCCTCTTCGGGGCGGCGCTTGAAGCCGGTGGCGGACAGGAGGTTGCGGTCGGCGAACAGACGCCACGCCTGCGTCGTCGCATCGACGAAGTCGTCGTGCTTCGTCGAGCCTTCGCCAGTGAACACGCAGAGCTGGGCGAGCAGCGGCTCAACCCATGTGCGCGGCGCGCCCGAGATCTTCTGGCTCTCAGGCAGCCACACGAGGCCGTTCGCCGGTAGGTGCGAGACCGCGTGCAGGCGCGAGAGCTTGTCCGCGTTCCCCGGGTTGTAGGCGTGCGCCAGCACGCCCTCGCGCTCCAACATCTGCCGCAGCGAGATGCCGCTGCCCTTGTCCTCGATCAGCAGCAGATCGACCTTCTTGCCGCTGTTGCGGACGAGCGCCGGTCCGAACAGCGGCTTGATCATCGGCACGTCCACCTCGCCGTACTCGACCTCCAGCTCCTTCCGCACGCGCGTTATCAGGTCCGGCATCGAGAGCCAGTCCTGCCAGCAGTCGAGCAGCATCACGCTCGGCCGCTTCTCGTGCTCGAACACGCCCCACACGGTGCAGGCTGTCGGGTCGCCCTCGCCGGTCTTCTTGTCGCGCGTGCGCTCGGTGAACGCGGTGTCGAGCGACATCAGCACGAACGAGAGCTTCGGCAGCGGCTTGTTCGCAGGCCACAAGCGGAACCACGTCCGCTTGATGATGCCGCTCTCCTCGGGATCGATCAGCTCGCCGTAGATCTCCTGCCGTCCGAGCTGCGTGCCCTCGTACTTCACGAGCTGGTCGAAGAACGTCGGCGCGAGGTTCGCCTTGTTCTCGTAGGTCGTGCCGCGCGTGATCACGCAGCGCTTGTCCTTCACCAGATCCTGCACGAGCGGGATCGGTCGCGGCGTCGTCGTGAAGCACACGCGCGGGCGCTGGCCGAGGCGCAGGCCCATCATCAGCATGTCCCACGTCTCCTGCGCGCGCTGCCACGCGGCCAGCTCGTCGCACCACGCGCGATGGCACTGCGGGCCGCGCAGTCGATCCGGCTTCTCCGCCGAGAACGCGCGGATCGTCGCGTCGTTGTAGAGCGTCAGGATCAGGTCCGAGCGGTTGTAGTCCTTCACCAGCTCGTGCGGGACGGTCGCGAGCAGTCCCGCCGGACCCTCGAAGCAGACGTGCTGCGCGTCGCTCCACGTCGGCGCGACGACGTGGCTGATGCTCTTCGGATCCGCGAGCGCCTCGCTCGCGACCCAGTTCGCGCCGCTGAAGGTCTTGCCGAAGCCGCGCCCCGCCATGATGCCCCAGATGAGCCAGTCACCCGGCGGCTCGGTCTGGTTCGCGCGCGCACGCTCTAGGAACGCGAGCCGCCAGCGCACGACGCGGAGCTGCTCGACCGTGAGCTGCTCCAGCACCTTCGGGTCGAGATCACCGAGCGGCACGGCTCTTCATCTGCCTGAGCGCACCGCGCGCGCGGCCTCCGCGTTTGAACGTCGGGGTGTCGCTCATCACGGCGTAGGGCATCCCGGTGTAGCGCTCCATCTCGATGTCAAACGGCGAGCGCTCGCGCGGATAGCCGAGCTGCGCGCCGCCTTGGTTCGCCATTGGATCGAGGTCGCCGTAGTAGCCCGCGCTCGGCGGGATCACCACGTCGAAGCCCTGCGGCATCGGCAGGGGCTGCGGTATCGACTGCGCCGCCGCTGACGCGACCTCGCCATTCTCGGGCACCGGCATCGGAGCCACTGGCTCCTGACGCGCAGGCGCAGGCGCGGGCGCGGCGGGGCGGCGCGCCGGTTCGTCCTTGAGCTGCGTGCCGTACTTCTTCCCGCGCCACCAGAACGTCTGCTCGCCGCCCGAGAGCGCACGCTGGCGCGCGAGGCGGAAGGCGCGGCCGAACGACATGTTGCTGTAGCTCGTGCCCTCGACAGGACCGCCGTCGGCCTTCTTCACCTCGTCCTTCGGCTCCGCCTTCTTCTTCGACTTCTCGGTCGAGGCCCACTCCGGCATCAGGCCGAGCTTCTGGTCCGCGTAGATCGTGTCTGCGCCGCTGGCCTTCGCGTTGTGCTCCGCGTTCGGCCCGAAGTTCAGGTAGCTGTTCTGGCCGCGAAGCTCGACAGCGGCAGCGGGCCGCGCGTCGGGCGAATACATCGGCGCATGGTTCAGCCACGCGCGCTCTTCGCCCTTGTGGCGGAAGAACGGATTGCCCGGTCCGAAGTGACCGAAGGCATCATGCACGACGCGGAAGGCATCGTTCACGACCGCGTTGTCCTTGTCGCCGAGCTTGCCGATGGGCGTGAGCAGCGGATGCTTGAACGTCGAGAGCAGCTCGGCGTTCGCGTCCGTCGTGCCGAAGCCGAAGTCCGTCGGATAGGTGTAGAGCCGGTTGTTCTCGACGATGTCGGCGTAGCCGAGCGCGGGCGAGCGCGCGTAGGGATCCTCCATGCCCGGCTTCAGGAAGCGAATGTCGAGACCGCTGTCCTTGATCTTGTCGAGCTGCGCCATCGTCTCGTCTGCGAGCGCCTGATACGAGCGCTGCACGCGCGGATCGCTGGGATCGTGCTTCATCTCGTCGTAGGCGCGAGCGAGCCTGCGCGCGAGTTCTTCGTCGAACTCGGGATACTCGCGGATGACATGCTCGCCGGGGCGACCGACCGACTGCATGTAGCGCGCAGCCGCGTCCTCCAGCTCTGGGATCGGCAAAGTCTCGACGCGACCGATGGTCGGGATCTCGACCGTCGCAGGCTTGCCGGGCACGCTCTTGTATCCCGTTCCCTCGCCGACGCGGCGAGGCCTGCCACGCCCCATCATCACGAGCGCACCCGTGCGCGGATTGACGGGACCACCATCGGCATAGCCATCGACCATGCCGCCGTCCGCGTGTCCCGTCATTGCCTCCATGCCGGTGCCGAACGCAGTGCCGAAGCCCGTGCCGATGGCGACGTTCCTGCCGATGTTCGGCGTCACGACGGGGCCGAAGAACTCGACGGCCGAGCCGCCCACGTTGCGCGCCGCGTTCGCGAGCGGGCCGATCATGCGTGCGCCATCGGCGACGCGCTTGGGAGCGCTGAGAGGCAGCATCGGCACCTGTCCGATCATCGTGCCCAGAGCAGCGCCAGCGTGCTCGATGGGGCCGCTCGGCGGCTTGATGCCCATCTCGCTGTTGATCGCCGCGCGCAGCTTCTCCATGTGCTCGTTCGCATCGTTCGCGAACTGCGGCACGAACGCTTCGCCGCCGGGGATCATCCCGACCAGCGTCGGCGTCGATGCCACGTCGTAGAGGATCCCCGGCGTCTTGCCAGCGTTCCACCACACGACCGGATTGCCGTCGTCGTCGAACGCGGAGTACTGCGCGCGCATCCCGGCCGCAGCCTGATCGAGGAAGCGACGCGCCGCGCTGCCGCCCTGCTCCCGGCGTCGCGCGATGTCGCGGTCATACTGCGCGCGATCAGCGGCGATGCGTTCGTCGGCCTCGCGCTTGAAGCGCTCGCTGTCCTTCTCGACCTTGCCGCCGTCCTCGTAGCGCATCGCGTTCATGAGATCCTCGTGCGTCGTCTTCGTTCCGCTCGTCGCATCCCACACGCCGTGATGCGTGAGGTGCTGGTACATCGGATCGAAGCGCGACGGCATCGACACGCCGAGCGCGCGCTGGCGCTCGTTCAGGCGATGCACGGCCTCGTCTCCACCAGTGACCGGCAGGCTCTCTCCACGCGAGAAGTACTTGCTGCTCGTGTCGTCGGGCGTGTGCAGCTTGAGCTGTCGCGCGTCGAGCGTCGCGTTGTCGCCGCGCCCGAGCATCGACGACATGAAGCCGCTCTTCGCCGCGTCGATGTTCTTCACGCGCTTCATGAAGTCGCGCCACTCCTGCGGATCGCTCATGCCGTAGGACGAGCGCGCGACGAGGTCGGAGATCTCGCCCGCAGCGTCGGGCATGTAGCGCGCGCCGTAGGCGAGCTGCTCGCCGAGCTTGTTGTAGTTGCCGAACGGCTTCATGACGCGCACGGCGTCCTCGATGGCGTAGCGGTCCTGCAATCCGCGCACGGCCGCGTCGAGGTAGCGCTGGCCCATCGGCGTGACGAGCCAGTCGGCGAACGCGCCCTCGGGGCGGATCTTCCGATCAGGGCTGGAGAGCGGCAGCCCGAGGTCTTCGAGCTTCTTGCGGTTGATCGCCTGCCGCTGCATCGACGACACGGTGATGCCATACGCCTTCGCGACATCGCGCGGCGAGAGGCCCTCGGTGTCGGCGCGCTTCGCCTGATCGATCATGAAGTCGCCGAACGGCACGACGTGCTGCGGCAGCTCGAACTCGCCTCTCGCGTTCTGCGGCAGCGCGCCCGGCTGCGCGAGATCCTCGCGCACGTCTTCGAGCGGACGCCACTTCCAGTCCTCGATCTTGTTCGACGGCGGGTCGGCGTATGCGTTGCGCTTCACGTTGCCGCCGCGCTTGAAGCGCTTGAGCACGTCGTTCACGTCGCCGACCTTCTTCGTCGCCTCGATGTAGTCGCCGAGCTGGTCGATGGCTTGCTGGTCGAGGACGCGCTGCGGGATCTTTTCGCTGATCGCGGACGACATGCCAAAGGAGCGGTGATCCGTCCCCGCTGGCTTACCTTGCGCTCGCCGTTCCTGATACCACGGCTCGAACAGCAGCGACCTCGGGATCGGAACCTCGAAGCCGCCGTAGTACGGATCCTTGCGCGTCGGCGGCACGCCCTTCGCGATCTCGTGCGAGTAGTCGGGATGCGGCAGCTTCGTCTCGCTCGTCTCGCGCAGCGACTTCTTCGGATTGATGCCGATCAGGAGCTGGCCGCCGTACATCTCGTTCGGCATCGCGAGCGGACGCAGAAGTGGATCGGAGAGCGCGTAGCGCGCCTCGGCGATGTTGGGGAAGCCAGCGTCGTAGTACGACACCATGTCCATGTGCTTGTACATGCCGTCGCGATTGCCCGGCCGCTTCATCCACTCGTCGAGCGCGGCCTTGTCCTTGAAGCCCGGGAAGCTAGCCCACTCGGTCTCGCCCTTCGGGTTCTTCGCCTTCCGCAAGTTCTCCTCGAACTTCCGCAGCTCGTCGTCGCTGATCGTCGAGCGCGCCATCATGTCGTCCACGAGGCCGCGCATCATCGTCGTGCGGTCAACGGACTTCGGGTTCATCGCCATGAACACGCCGGTCACCGGCTTGCCGGTCTTGTTCATGATGTTGAGCGCGCCCG